TCGCTCGACCGCCGGCTTCGCGGTCGCGGTCTCGACGGCCTGCTCGGTCGGCAGGAACTCCGCCACGTTGACGAACGTCTTCCCGTTGCCGGCCTTGTGGTAGATCCGAGCCCGGACGCGACGACCGACCAGGTCGGTGATCTCGCCGGCGGCCCACTCCTCGCGGGTCATGCCGACGGCCTGGCGGAGGCTCGACAGAATCCGCCGGCCCCAGTCGGCCTTCGGGATCTTTGCGAACACCCAGCAGAACCGTCGCTCGTCGTGGACGAGTCGAAACTCGATCTTCTCGCCGTGGTCGATCACTTCGCGGATCTGGAGCGAGTGGTCGCCCTCGGGGACCAGCTCGCGATCCGGAGCCCGCGAGTCGTCGCGGACAGCAACCGGCGGAAAATCGTCATCAAGTCCCCAGTCCATCGCGTGTCTCCTGTTCTTGGGATTTCTCGGTCGCGAACTCGATCACGGCGATCAAGTGGTCGCGGCCGTAGTGGCAGTGTCCGTAGGCCTTCTCGGGCTTCGGCAGGTGAGCGATCGCCGTCCGGATCTCGTAGCGGGTCATCCGATAGCCTGCGGCCTGCGACGCGTCGACCAGGTCCGAGCAGCGGAACCAGTCGCGGTCGTGGTCGTGCCGCAGGCCCGAAAACGTCAGGTGTTCGAGGCTGGTCACGACGCGACCTCCGCGACAGGCTCGATTTCCTTGTGCCGCTCGTTTAGCCGGTCGGTGAGCTGCGACCACTCGTCGGCCGTGATCTGGTCCGTCGAGACCAGCTCGTCGAGACGGTTGCCGATCCGCCCGAGCGTCCGGACGTTCGCCGCCTGGGCGATGAACAAGGCGATCTGAGCGTAGAGCGGCCCTTCGGGCGGCTCGAACCGATCGACGTGGGCCACGGTCATCCCTGGTGCGACCTCCTTGACGGATTTGGTCAAGGGAGCCGCCGCCGGGGCCGCTCCGGCCAGCCAAGCCGCCAGCCGCTTCCCGGTCTCGACCGTGATCGGCTTCGGGTCTCCAGAGAAGATCCCCGTCCGGTCCTTCGAGACGGTCGCGTAGTGGCCGTCGTGAACGAGATCGAGAACGGTCGTGAACTCGTACTCGAGGCCGTCGCGGGCCTCCAGCTTCATCCCGAGCTTCGTCACCTTCTTCCGACCGTGATCCTCGACCTGGGCTGTCTCGGTCTTACTTCGCCCCGTGCAGATCACATGGGCCGACGACCGGAGGATCGCGTCGACGAACGACCGCCACCTGGGCGTGATTACCGAGAAGGCCGACCATGTGTTCCCGCGGAACTGTGCTTTCGCGATGTCGTCGACCAGCTCCAGGCATCCGCCCTTGCCACTCCAGCAGTGAGTAACGGAGTCGATCACGATCACCTCGTAGCCGGCGGCCTCGGCCCCCGAGATCGCCTCGACGTACCTCTCCGGCGTGAACGGCGGCTTCAGGTCGAGAACGTCGAAGTCGTGCAGCTCGTCGTAGAGGTCGCTCGACCCTTCCTCGGTGTCGATCACGACCGTCTTCCCTCCCAGCCCCTTCGCCAGGAGCAGGGCTCCGAACGTCTTCCCGCCGCCGCTCGGGCTGGTTAGCAGAATCCGGAGCTTCGTTGCTGATCGCCTTGCCTTCCGAATAGAAACAGTCATCTCGAGAACCTCCTCACGGTGTCGATGTCGATCCACCCTGTCTCGCGGAACACCCGGAGCAGGGTCTCGCGGTCCGTCTCCGACGGCCGCGATCCTTTGCCATGGCCTCCAGCCAGGCCGGCATCCCGCCGGCATCCCTCTCGGTCGGGCTCCGCCCGACCGATCTCTTCCTGTGATCTGAAGTAAGCCAGCCCGACGATCGCGAGACCGGCACAGCCGAAGGCGATCCCGAGGACGGCTCCGACGAACAATGCGGCGGCGTTCATTTCCACACCTCGCCTTCCTGGTCCTCGAGGTAGGGCATCGCGTGTTCGAGGGCCGCCCGAGCCCGAAGCAGTACGGCCCGGTTCACCGGGCAGCCGCAGGCGTCGACCTCGTCGATCAACGCCTCCAGCGACCGCAGCGGACGCCAGGCCGCGATCGCCAGGTGGCGAGCGAGCCGGGCACCGCGAGCGATCGGGTGGTGCCGGTCGTGGGTGTTCCGGTGAAGGGCCGTGTCGTTTCGGCTGATCATGCGTCCCATGGGTCGGCTCCTTAGAAGGGCAGGATCGCGCCGTCCGGCCACGGCCGGCCGTCGATCACGCGGAGCGTCTTCTCGTCGTCGGTCTCGACCACGACGAGCGGCCGGTCGCCTTCCTGGATTCGGACCACGCGGCCGGCTTCCCATTCGGTGTCCGTGTGGGTCTTCAGCCGGTAGGCGATCCGGTCGCCGATGCTCGGCAGGTGACAGGCCGTCGGCCTGCCGTAGGTCTCGGCCATGCCGTCCGCCGCGGCCTGATATTCGCGTTCGTGTGAGTCCATCTCGCGTCCTTTCGTTGATGGTCTGAAGTGAACACGCGTACATGCGTTTCGTCAAACGTTTTTAGGTGTGGTTTCGTCCGTGAAAAACACTGAGCGGAGGAGTCGAAAAGCTGAGTGGAGGAGTCGAAAGCCGAGAGCGTAATGGGTGAACGTACGGAGTCGTTAGTTCGTGTTCGTGCGAAGAGAAAGAATCGCAGACACGATCCCGTACACCGATCTCGCGAGGGCCGAATCCATGCCCAGCTCCTGGCCGATACGAATCAGTGAGGCGGCTACTAAGAGATCGTTCCATCGAATCCGCTCCATGGCGATTTCCTTGTGGTGCGAGGTTGTAGATACGACATCGTTAGTTCGTCAACCCCAGGATGAGAAAAAATCAGAACGGGCGAAAACCCCGGCCTAGCAGGCGGAAAAGCCTGCTGGCCTCTGGCCTCCCAGCTTGCCGGCGGCCCTGTCCGCATCGCGCTCGGCCCGCAGGGTCCGCAGCTCCTCGATATCGAACCGTCGGCCGCGGTCGATCACGATCGACCAGACCTGGCCGTCGAGGGCCATCTGGCGAAGCCTTCCCATCGAGCATCCGTAGACGGCCGCGGCCGTCCTTGTACCGACTGTCTGTCGAGTCTTCTTCGTTTTCTGGTCCATGAACGCCAGCGTGACGACCTGGGAGGTTGTGGTGGTTTTGCGTGCCATGACTGGCGACCCAGAGTGTCCTGGTCTCGTTCTTTGAATCAAGCCCGGCCACGACGTAGAGTCGAAGTGGCCGGGCTTGATTCGAGTGGAGGCGAGGGGAGTACAAACGTACAGGTGAGGGGAGTGGAATAGTGGTGGACGCGTGTACAGTCCGGTAGGCTGCCCGGCATCTAACCAAAAGGAAGTGATGCCATGCGTTCAATGCCGTTGCGTGATGCGTTTCGTCGGTATGCATTGCTCCGTGAGTTGAAGCCCCACACGGTCTCGCTCTACGGAATGCTCTTCGATCGTCTGGAGCGATTCTTGAAACGACCGCCGACGGTCGGGGACCTCGAGGACGTGGTCGTCGCGGAGTATTTGGAATGGCGACGAGTCACGCCTGGTTGGCGTGATCGCCTGCCGAAGCCCGCCACGGTCCGGAAGGACCGGAACATGATCCGGGCCGTCTGGGAATACCTCGCCCGTAAGAAAATCACGACAGAGTTTCCCGAGGTCCCGCGTGTCAAAGTCCCGAAGACGATCCCCCTCGGTCGTGCCTACACAGCCGACGAGGTCGGTTCTCTGATCAGGGCAGCGAAGCGTCGGATCGGAAGGACGGGCGGCCTGCCGTCGCGTTGGTGGTGGTCGACGCTCATCTACGCGGCCGTATGCACGGGCGAGCGATTCGAGGCCCTCACGTCGCTCCGCTGGGGCCAGGTTGACCTCGACCGCCGTCGCGTGATCTTCCTGGCCGGGACGCGGAAGGGCTCGACCCGCGACATCGAGAGGGCAGTCACGCCGCAGCTCGCCGCGATGCTCGCGGAGCACCGTCGCGGGCCGGACGACCTGGTCTGGCCGTGGGATCGGGCGACCCGCAGCCACTGGGCCTCTCTACAGGTCCTGTGCCGATCTGCCGGCGTAGATTATCGGGGGCGAGGCTTCCACGGATTCCGCCGCATGGCCGCCTCGTACGCGGCCCTGGCGGGCGGAGCCGCCGCGGCGACCCAATTGCTTGATCACAGCGACCCTGCCCTCCAGGCCGTCTATGTGGACCCGCTGATCTGCCCGAGGGACACCTGCTCGGTCGACACCCTGCCGCCGCTGGACCTGGGCGAACTCGACGCGACCCGGCACTCCTGATGACAGGCCGCATACCCCGCGATGTCGATCCCGCCGTCGTCGGTGGCCGCTGCCCCGAGCTGCCGCGAGACCTTGTCGAGGATCATCACGAGCGCCCAGTCGGACGCCGTGAACGTCGTTCCGAATGCGGAGTTGACCATCGCGGCCGTCCTGGCGAAGTGTTCCGCCGGTGGTCCGTATTTGCCGTGCCGGTCGCGGACGGCGGCTATAGACTGCTCTAGCATCTGCTCGGCCGCTGTTCTCGTCTCGATCATGTGTCGCTCCTTCAGTTCTCGGATCATGGTCAGAGCGAACGAGGCTAGGCTTCCTCCCGTGCCAGTCCAGCAGTTAGCCGGACCGAGCCTGCGGCAGAGCTGCTCCGCGGCGGCGAGGTCGGCGTCGGTCACGGCAGCCGGTATCCCAGCGACCAGAGAATCCGGGCGAGATCGCGGCCGGCCCCGGAGACGGTCTCCTCGGCCAAGTCGGGGAAAAGCTGATGGAGGCCCTCGTGGATCTCCGTCTCGAGGCGAGCCCGACCCCGGAGCCGCTGGTCGATCAGGACCTTCCTTTCGAGGTCCGGCCGTTTCTCGTCTGGCGTGATGCTCCAGCCAGCGGCCCGGCCCCGTAGCCTCGCATACCTCCACAGGACGCGGAGGCCGCGGACCTTGAAGTGATGGTCGCCGCTCACGACGACCTCACTCGGCCGTCGGCCGTGATCCTGTGATTCGACACGTCGAACGATCCGTCGGCGTGGGTCGTCACGGCCGCGAATCCGTGGTTCCACTTATTCAGCCGAGCGTATTCCGGACGAAGGTCACACAGGCAGCCGGTCGACCAGCAAAACACCTCATGCCCGAACATGTCGGGCTCGCAGTGTCCCGAGGTCCGGTGGCCGTGGCCCTCAAGGACCGTGTGGTGAAGTCGCAGGAACGCTCCGCGGGCCTGGTTCACCGGGGCCGAGATCCCCTTCCCCTTCTCGTGGCCGTGAAGGATCGGCAGCTTTCCGGCCATGATCGGCCGCTGGTCGTCGACGAGCGTGATGTCGTGCTGGTCGAGGCGGAGCCAGGACGCGAGCCCCATCTCCGGCTCGTCGGATATCTCCGGGGCGTGTTGCCACAGCCAATGCGCCCAACGCTCCTCATGGTTCCCCGTTTTGAACACGATCGGGATCGTGGGGAACTCCTGGCGGATCCACGACACGAGCTGGCGGATCTGCTCGACCTCGCCCTTGAAGTTTCGGTGTCGCGGATTCTTCGTCCACCGACTGATCGCGTAAAAGTCGCAGGTGTCGCCGTTGAGGACCAGGGCGTCGATCCCGCTCGACTTCAGGTCGGCGACCGCGGCCCCGAGGGCGACCTCGGAGTGATACGGGACGTGAATGTCGGACAGGACGCCGATCGTCCCGACGACTCCCAGGTCGTGAGTCTCCCAGGGCTCGGCCTTGCTCTTCGGCATCGTCACCACCTCGCCGGCGACCCGCGGCTGCCGGTGGAGCGACTTGTCGGCCGCATTGCCCCGCTGCTGCCGACCCTTGATCCCGAGCTGGTGGCGGATCCGCTGGTATCCCTGCTGAAGTGTGATCGCTCCGCCGGTCTCGGCCGCGAGCCGGCGGCCGAGCGTCCGGGCCGGGGCGTCTGGGTGCAGCTCGACGAGCTGCCGGGCCATCCGCGTGATCTCGTCGCCGCCGATCTGGCCCTTGCGCATCCGGCCCTCCGTGCTTGGGTCGGCGGCCGTCCCTGGCCGCGGGCCTTCACCCTACGCTATGGGGTCCCCGGATCAATCTCCGCCGGGGCCGTGGATCCCGGCGGCAGGCCGAGCCATTTCGCCCCGGCAGCGTTTAGCGCCGCCTGACGCTCGGGACAGCCGCAGGGGCCGCCGACCACGGCCTCGACTCGCTCCTTCGTGATCCCGATCGCAGAGAGGCCGGCGGCGACGCGGTCGCCCAGGCCGGGCGGATGCGGCGTACAAACACCGGCTATGTCGCACCGCGTGAATGTTTTTCCACAAGCCACGCACCGCAAAGAATGCGGATCAATGTCGCAGAGTCTCATACAATCGCCGACTGAGACGTGTTTCCGTACACAAAACGGATCGCAGTCACTGAAAAGGAAATGGGCCTGCCGGGATAGAATAGTGGCTGTGCCGGAAGCACTTGCGCAGCGGTTGGACGTTCTATTGTGTTGCTAACGACACCCTGCCTAATGTATGTACTTTGGCCGCCGCCTTCGCAGTATCGGTCGATTATAAGAGCAGTGCCAACGCCGTAACTGTTTGAACTGATTGTACGGTATCCTGCAGCGTCTACGAAGCCGTCGAGCACGCTCGTGGCAGTTGCGTACGAAACAGGGTCTGCGCAACCGTCTTGGCGCACATCGAAATAACGATGGTCCTGTGACGCAAACAACAAAAAACGCCACTGCCCTGTATCGCTGTTTATCTTCATTTGGAACTTATACCCGGCCGGGTATACATCGCCCGCAGGCATTGTTTCGCCCCACTCTAATGTCTCGGCGAGGCTTGGAGTGAGCGCGTTACTAAAAGAATTGGCGTACTTCCGAAGTATATTTGTCCATATGTAAAGACCAGCGGTCGGCGTTGAAGACAACGACACCGACTGAAGATAGTCAGACGTTGTCGTCGTAATGCAGTAAGTCGGCCTTGTTGTTGGGAATGGATATTGCTGGCTCGATGAATAGTGAACGGCAGGGCTCGGCGAGATGTCGACCTCGACCGACGTCGGTAGCGGTATTCCGCAGCAGCACCCACCGCACGGAAGTAGCACCATTATGAGCACTCCGCGGCGACAACGTACCAGCGGCCGTTCGCGTGGAGCGCGACCGAGACAAACTTTCCGCTCGCGATGTTCGCAAACTTATTGATTACGTCTACGACCGTCGCCCCGCTGGTCTGCGTCTCGTTCGGTGGTGTTCCGCTCTCCCAGACGTTCAACGTCGCGGTCGTTCCCTTATTGAACGCGGCAGAGGTCTTGCAGAGCCGGAGCGTCGACTCGTCTCCGACATCGCGAAACCTGATCCCGGGCATGTCGCGACTACCAGCCTCTACGGCCTTCGTCGCCGCGATCACGCGACGGGCTCCGTCCTCACTGAATGCGACAGGCTTCGTCATGTCGGAATAAACACCGGAGCCCCGAAGCCTGTGTTGAAGTCTGCCGTCTCGTAGATATCGACGCCGGCCCCGTTGTTTATCACGGTCGGCTTCTGGCCGACGGATTTCTTCGTGCCGTCGTTGTTGAGGGCGACCGGCTGCTTCACCGGCTTCCCGTCGTTTCCGAGAATCGTCTTCCGCTCGCCGCTCACCTTCTCCATGAAGCCAACGTCCCAGGGCTTGCACTTCCAGGTGTCGGGGTCGTAGCGAAACTCCCAGTGGCTCTCGATGTAGTCGAGCTTGTCTCCGTCCTTATCTCCGTCGAGGATCGAGACGCTCGTTAGCTTCGCGCTCTTTAGGTAGCACTTGACCGTTTTCTCCGGGTAATTGCTCCAGCTCGCGTTGTTCACTTTTCCGGCGTAGGTCGCAGCCGCCGACCCGAAGGCCGCGTCCGTCTCGTAGCACTTCACGAGCGACCAGGCGACCTCCTCGCGCTCTCTCTCTAGGCCTTCGAGCGGATCGCCGGCCGCGTTCGTGATTGAGACTCCGCTCGTGTCGCGGAAGACCGGGACGGTCGCGGTCCCGCCAGATCGCTCCCACAGGTCCTCAGGTATTCCGTTCTGCTTGGGAGCCCTTTTTGGAAGGTAGTATTTCACCGTGAAGATCCACCGCATCCCCTCGCGGCCTTCGGCGTCGAGCGTGAACTCCATCGCCTTTAGCGCGGAAAACTCGGGGTGTGAGGCACCCCACACGATCCCGCCGGTGGCGAGCGTCTGGAGGATCTCGAGGCGGGTCGTCGTCGGCGAGTCGACGCGGACCTGCCAGCGTTCGGTCGCCTGGAGCGACTCGCCGAACTTGCCCGACAGGCCAGCGCCGTCGAGGATCCGCTGGTAGGAGACGACAGCCATTAGAAGTCCTCGACGACGGTGAAGCCTTCGCCGCCCGTGTTGGCGGCGATCTCCTCGAGGACGGAGAGCTGCTGCTGCTGCACGTCACCGGCTCCGCCTCGCATGATCCGGAACATCTCGGTGATCCCTTCGGTCGACCGAGAGTCGATACCCTTGATCGCCTGGGCCACGTCGACGACGACGGTCTGGTTCAACTGGACCGGCTTACTAGACGCCTCGTCGACGGAACTGGCGGCCTTTTCGGCTCTTGCGACAGACGCATCGAGAGCAGTCACGAGCGGCCCGGCAATAGCCTGGCCGACCTGCCCGCCGTTACTTCCAAAGGCGTCACTGAAAGCCTGACCGCTCGCCGTCAGGCTTTGATTCGCAGCCGCGAGATAGGTATCGGCCTGCGTCGCCATGTAGTCGGCCGCAGACCTTAGTCCGTCAGCAGTGCCGCCGAAGCCAGGAATGAGAGCCGCCGTGTCGGCAGCAGCACCAAGCA